TTCTATGGGGTTAGGTAAAAAAGTTAAAGCTCAAGACATTTGGACTAAAGTTATTGAATCTCAAGTTGAAACAGTCGTTCCTTATTTATGTTCCAAAGACAACGCAAACAGAAAAAGTAATCATCAAAATATTGGAGTTATTAAACAATCTAATTTGTGTAATGAGATCTACCAATATACAGATGAGGAAACTACAGCCATTTGTACTCTATCTTCTATGGTTTTGAAAAACTTTATTCAAGGAGGTAAGTTTGATTTTGAGTTATTATTTAATGAGGTTAGAAAGGTTGTTAGATCACTAAATAAAGTTGTTAATATTAACAATTACTCAACTGAAAAGGGTAGAAAAGGTGGGTTGGAACAACGAGCGATTGCGATCGGTACTCAAGGATTAGCGGATGTATTCTACTTAATGGATTATATCTTTACGTCTGAAGAAGCAAAAAACTTAAACAAAAATATTTTTGAAACTATCTATTACGCCTCTATCTACGAAAGTAATCAATTGTGTATGAATGGTAAGTATGAGCCTTATTCATTCTTTAACGGATCACCTATGTCTCAAGGAGTATTCCAATTTGATATGTGGGGATTAGATGAAACACAATTATCTGGAATGTGGGATTGGAACAAACTTAAGAATAGTGTTTCACAATATGGTGTGTGTAATTCATTATTTACAGCACAAATGCCTGTGGCATCTTCGGCTAAGATAACAGGATCATATGAAATGACAGAACCGGCTCACTCAGCTATCTTTAATAGAAGAGTTGTTGGTGGAGAAATCATGATTGTTAACAAATACTTAATTAATGATTTTGAAAAAATTGGAATTTGGTGTGAAGATTTAAAAAATGAAATCATTATTAATGAAGGATCAATTCAAAACATTAATTTTAATAACTATTTGGATACTGAAGATAAAAATTACAATAAGAAAGTTAAAAGAATTGAACATTTAATCCCTAAGTATAAAACTATTTGGGAGATCTCACAAAGAGAACTTATTGATATGGCGGCAGATAGAGCACCATTTATAGATCAATCACAATCGATGAATATCTACATGTCTAATCCTACGTTATCAAAGATTACATCATCACATTTTCACTCTTGGGAAAAAGGTTTGAAAACCCTTTGTTATTATGTAAGAACCAAAGCAATTTCAACAGGAGCTAAACATTTAGCGTTAGACATATCAAAACGTGAAAAGTCTAACACACTAAAAGTAACACCTGAAACACCAAAAGTTGATTACTCTAACTTGAATTTACCACCAAGACCTGAGAATTCAGATTTCGAATGTTTTGGATGTTCTTCGTAAAAAAAATAAAATCACTGAGAAATCGGTGATTTTTTTTTGTTATCTTATATTTATAAATAAAAATTATTATGAAAAAAATAGTAAGACTTAATGAAAGTGACTTGGTTAATATTGTAAAACGAGTTATAACTGAGGAAGAAAATACAAATATGATAGCTAATAAGGCAGAAGCTATTGTTGATTCACCAAAAGTAGAAATGAAAATTGAGGATATCTACTCAAACATGAGTGACAAAGATAAACAACAGTTACAAATGGCTTTAGATAATTTAGGTGTTGATGAGAATTCTTCGGCTAAAGAAATTCATAGTAAAATTGAAAATGTTATTAGTGATAATATGGGTGGTGAAATGTCTGAGGAAGAAGAAGAAAGTCCTAAACTTAAAGCGGCAAGAATATTACATGCAATAGGTATGGGTAATATTGCAGCATGGGGTGGAGTACCTGCGGCAATTGGAATTGGTAGTCTTCTTATAGGAACAGTAGGAGCGCCAATGGTTGCAGGATTTGGAATAAGTTGGGGAGCAACAGTTTTATTAGCTGGTTTGGCTAAATTATTAGCGGGTGATAAAGCCGACGATCTTGCAGAAAATCACAAAAGAAATTACAGAAGAAGATAAAAAATCTTAACCCTCCCCAAAAAGGAGGGTTTTTTATTTATACTAATTTTTACTTAAAAAAAACCTAACCTATATTTATATGTGATATGGCAAATGGTATTACATACGGTATTTCTTTTCCTTTTGTGGATTCTTTTACGGGTAGGTATTTGGATGTTACCGAATCTACCGAAGCAGAAATAAGAACAAACTTAGTTCATCTAATTTTAACAAGAAAAGGTTCAAGATATTTTTTACCTGAATTTGGTACAAGATTGTATGAGTTTATTTTTGAACCATTAGATGGTCCTACATTTTCGGATATAGAATCGGAAATAAGAGATGTGATTAGAGCATTTATGCCAAACTTACAAATCACTCAAATTACTGTAGAACCGGCGTCGGCAGGACTTGAAGATAAAGGAGACACTGTTAATCAGTACGGTGAAAGAGAATTCAGAGTAACAAACATATCACAATTAGAGCACACCGCGAAGGTTAAAATTGATTACCGTATTACAGATTCAGCCTTTCAAACTCAAGATTTTATTATTATCAATATTTAATATTATATGGCAGAGAAAAAAATTTCCTATACCGTAAGAGACTTTCAAGGAGTAAGAACTGAGTTAATTAACTTTACCAGAACTTATTACCCTGATTTAGTTCAAAACTTCAACGACGCAGGTATTTTTTCTGTTATGTTGGATTTGAATGCTGCAGTAACAGATAACTTAAATTATCAAATAGATAGAAGTATTCAAGAGACAGTACTTCAGTTTGCTCAACAAAGAAATTCTGTTTTCAATATTGCAAGAACATATGGTTTAAAAGTACCGGGACAAAGGCCATCTGTGGCTTTGGTAGATTTCTCAATTACAGTTCCTGCTTTTGGAGACAGAGAAGATTTGAGATATTGTGGTGTATTGAGAAGAGGATCTCAAGTAAATGGTGGAGGACAACCTTTTGAATTAGTCTATGATATTGATTTTGCGTCCCCAATAAATCCTGAAGGATCACCTAACAGAGTTAAAATCCCTAACTTTGATTCAAGTGGTAAGTTATTAAATTACACGATTGTTAAAAGAGAAACAGTTGTTAATGGTATTACAAAAGTATTCAAAAGAGTTATTACACCAAACGATGTAAAACCATACTTTGAATTGTTCTTACCTGAAAAAAATGTATTAGGTATTACAAGTGTTTTACTTAAACCAGGAACACAATACTCGACAATTCCTAATCCACAAGATTTTTTAACTATAGGTCCTGAAAGATGGTTCGAGGTTGATGCTTTGGTACAAGATAGAGTTTTTGTTGAAGACCCAACAAAAGTTTCTGATCAACCTGGTATTAAAGTAGGAACATACATAACAACATCTAATAAGTTTATTAGTGAATTTACACCTGAAAGTTTTTGTAAGATGACTTTTGGTGGTGGTAACATTTCAGCAGAAGAACAATTAAGAGAATTTGCTCGTGACGGTAAAGGTTTTGATTTAAGCAGATATACTAACAACTATTCTATGGGAGCCGCTTTAACACCTAACACGACTTTATTTGTTCAATATAGAATTGGTGGTGGTTTAGCAAGTAATATCGGTATCAACACAATTAACCAAATCGGTACGGTTTCATTTGCAGTTAATGGACCATCTGAAACGGTAAACAAAAGTGTTATTAATAGTCTTCAGTGTAATAACGTAACCGCGGCAATTGGAGGAGCAAATCCACCAACAACTGATGATGTTAGAAACATGGTTTCGTTTAACTTTGCGGCACAAAACAGGGCGGTAACCGTAAATGACTATAATTCAATAATAAGAACTATGCCGGCTCAATTTGGGGCACCAGCAAAAGTTGCAATTACAGAAGAAAATAATAAGATTAGAATTAAGATGTTATCATATGATACTAATGGATCTTTAACGAACGTTGTATCAAACACCTTAAAACAAAACGTGGCTACGTATCTGTCTAATTATAGAATGATTAATGACTACATCTCAATAGACGCCGCGGAAACAATTGACTTGGCAGTTACTGTTAATGTTGTGTTAGATAATAGTCAAAATCAAGGATCAATTGTTGCTAAAACAATTCAAATAGTAACTGGATTCTTC